CTCTCAGATAAATCTTCCGCAAACTTCCTCATGTTAATCTTACTACCATCGAACTGTAATCCAGATATCGCCTGTAGTGATACTGCCAGACTATCTAATGCCGTTGACGCCGTGGTCAATTCTTCAGCATTGTCAGCCAACGCTAACATCTCCTGAACAGGACTCTCTTCGCCTGATAAGAAGTTGAGTATAGATGTACCTACATTAGCCAACGCTGATACAAACTTAGCCCCAGAGAATGCCAATAGACCCGCACTTATAACACCCATGACGGTTGTGAAATCTGCCGCCTTGGATACGTTGATGTTAGGGTCGTCCATTATACCTAATAAATCTGTGACGTTATCTTTTATCGTCTTCGCAAAATCAACACCAGAGAATTGTGTAATAATCTCTGCCGTGCTTGCCCCAGCCTTACCAATACTGAATGCTAAGAGTCCTGCCCCAATACCAGTCATGGCTGTAACGAATAATCCCGTGTCTAATAATAGTTCAGGCATTGATGCGATACCCAATAGTGTCGTTACATTATCAACTATACCTTGTGCCCAATCTGGCTTGATGAACTCACCTGCTCCAGTTGTTAGGGCTGCGACCGCAGACCCAGCACCAAATACTGCCAGACCAGCAGCGATAGCCGTCATGGCAACGAAGAACGTACCACCCTCTACTAATGCGTCTCCAAATCCTGTGAATAAATCGTTGATACCTAATAGTGTCGTAACATTACTCACTATACTCTCAGCGTCAAGGGCTAAGAAAGTATCAGACGCTGCCGCAACGGCAGAACCTGCCCCAAATACGGCAAGACCAGCACCTATTGCTGTCATGGCGATGAAGAATCCACCACCGTCTTTTAAGAACTCTAATGCCCCACCATGGTCATCATTGATACCCATTAACTCTTTTACATTGGCACGAATAGTCTTAGCGAACTCACTCTCACTGGAGAACTTCTCAACCGCTGCCGCAACACCAGTTCCTATACTGAATGCCGCGAGACCATACCCAATAGCCGTCATAGCGATACCAAAGGCACCACCTTTCGCTAGGAAATCAAATGTGCCACCATGGTCGTCTTCTATACTTAATAATTCTTTTACGTTGGCACGTATCGTAGTAGCGAACGCACTCTCACCACTAAAGTATTCAACAGCAGCCGCTACAGCCGCACCAGCACTAAACGCTGCCAGTCCAAGTCCAATACCAGTCATGGCTAACACGAATGTTCCACCCTCTAGGAAGAACTCTGCTTTACCACCTACATCATCAGATATAGACATCAACTCAACGACATTTTCCCTTATCGCCTTACCGTCCATCTCATTGAGTTGTTTTAGGAAGTATCCACCACCACCCATGAGTATACCAGCCCCAGCGAGTAACGCACCACCACCAAGTCCTGCACCTGCGACCATTCCACCCATCGAAGATAATAGACCACCAAATAATCCCTTGGTCTTCTTATCTGACTTCTCCGCGGCTTTATCTATCGCTTCACCAGTCTCATCTTTTGGTACTATGAGGGCATTTCTCTCCGCCTCATCAGCGATTGCCTGTTGTTGGTCAGAGGCAGCATTCGCTTGCTCCTCCGCAGAGTTTATCATCGATTGGAAGTTATTGGTGAATGATTCCCTTATGTTGTTTAGACCATCATTATTCTTCTTAAACTGTAATGCTAAAGATTGACCAAAAGACCTATTCTGAGTTTTCGTTGTCTCAGTTATAGTAGAAGATAACTCACCCGTCTGGGATTGTATATCAGAGGATAACGTTGCGGTCTGGTTATCAATGACCTCCTTGTTATCGTTTCTGTTCTCCTGTAGTCTAATGATTACGTCTTTAAAATCAGCCATCTAATTATTTCTTTTTATTTGTGAATGCTTGTGAACCAAAGAAGGCCGCAACGATACCAGCCACAGCGACAAAGTATGTAGCCGCCATATCACCAAGTATCTGACTTGCTGTGTTCAATCCTGCCAATACAGCCAGAACGACAGCGAATGGGTATAGTAATAGACCACCCAATGCGAACCAAGTCATCTTACGTTGAGCGTCTCTCATAGCGTCAGCGTCTTCTAACTCTTTCCTCTTAAACTCCAGATACATCTTATGTTCCTCTGGACTCACAACACCATCACCATTACTATCTGCTGGGTGTGTCGTTTGTGTCTTTACTTCTTCAGCCATGTTATCTCCTGTTCTTAGCCTGTGCCTCTCTATACTTCTTATTCTCTTCCTTTATATGTTCATTCAATAAAGCAAGATAAACTTCACGCTCATATGGTAACATGTTTTCAATCTCAGTTAACGACCAATGGTGTAACTGTATCATCTTAAAATTCAATTCATAATATTGTTCTAAATTAATATGAGAGAGGCATATTAAAAAAAACTTTGCATACCTTCTAATACGACTTTACCTTTCTTCTTTGTCTTAGGGTTAGTCACATTAACGACATGCTTCAATCTAGGCATTGTGGCAAAGAAGTTTTGTATCTTAGCGAACTGAGCCTGCGTTAGGTTCTCTAGGAACTCAGCAATCTCTTTCTCAGATAGGTCATCTGCTTCATATGTCTCAACACCATCTACAATCTGGTATATACATTGACCAGTCATGGCGATAGTATCCTCTGGTGATAGTTTCTTCAAGTCTCTACCTGAGAATGTCTTCACAGTTGGGTACTTCATCACTACTGATACTGTATCAGTTAGGTCAATTGTGTTTGTGTGTCCATCTTCTACTTCAACCTCGACTTTAGATAGGTCAACAGTATGCTGTACCATAGTCTCATTATCATCTGGACATTTTAAGTTGAGATTGACTTTCTCACCAACTGCTTTAGAACGTATCTTTAGAAAGATGTACTCCATATCGAACGATGGGTATAGGTCTGGTTTTATCTTACCAAACGTACAGTTACTAATGATAGTCATTAATGCGTCAATCATCTCCGTATCTTCACCCTCTTGCGCTTGTAGAAGTATCTTCTCTTCCTTAACAAGAAAGGGTCTATATTTTATCTTCTCGTCCGTACTAGGGACCATCAAATCAAATGTTTGTGTATTTAATAACGGCAAAGCCATAATTTAATCTCCTTTATAATTTAAAATGTAAATGGTGGAAATACTTTCCCGCCAAATACTTTACCAATTGGTATAGAACGTTTCAGTTGACCAACAACTTGACGTCCTGCCCGTCTTAACTCAGGCGGTAGACTATCTAAGAATCCACCATCACCTGCTTTTATTGTTCCTGACGATAGACCACCAACTTTGCCAGTACTATCGACATCTAGGTTGAAATTCAACCAATCTCTATATGCGAATGTAACGTTAATCGCAACAAAACCATTCTGAGAACCACTATCGTAATTAACCTCCCCTATCGCTGTGGGGAATGCTTCTCTTAATCTAACACCATACGTAGCAGCGTCTCTATCATTGGTATCATCGAATTGACCTAACTGAAATATATCTATATCGCCAATATACTCCTTGTAGAAGTTAAATAACCCTGTCTGGTTATTATATATCGAACTCTGCCACATCTCAAAGAACCGTCTCAATCGTAGAAACTTATCACCTATGAATGTTAACTGGACGTCAGAATACTGTACCTGTGTGGGGTACTTGTATGCCGCACCAGCGATACGATATGGACTCGTATTCAATGTTCTACTTGGCATTGTGGCATTGGTACATAATAGAGAAGCGTCTGGTGACATACTCCTATCAGTTGACATAACACCCACAGCGCCTGATACCTGTTGGTCTACGATAACACCCTCTCTCGCCTGTGCGTTAGTGGTGTTGAGTATCTCCTCTAGTATTTTGCCCTTTGGTAGTTGTAGGTTGACCAAGAACCTGGTGTTTCTCGCCAGTCCCTCGCCCTTTGCGATGGCACTTCTAAATCTGTTTATCGTTGTCTCTGGGTTGGCACGTTGTTTTACTCGTGGGTCACCTGGTATGTTGTCATACTCACGTCCACGTGGTAGACCAAGTCTTATGTCAAATGGTCCTAAACGTTTTCCTCCACGAAATATGGCCATCTTATACCTTATGTCTCTTTCTGTTCTTCATATGTGCCGCTTCGACATCATCTTTTGATTGTCCGTAATACTCTACAGCATGACCTGCCTTACATAACGCACTATTCACAGACTTACCATCCACGAATACGTCACCAAGTATTCTACCAAACTTACCAGTTTCATCGCCCTTGTAAGTCTTTATAGAAATCTTCTTGCCCTTTGCCAATGCTTCTTTTAGAAACTTCTTGGACAACATGCCATACTTCTTCTCTATCTTGTCACTTGTTCTACTCTCTGGTGTGTCTATACCAAATAGTCTAACTCTACTGTTATACATTATGTCGAAACCTAAGTCTAACAATACGTCTATCGTATCACCATCAACAACCTTTACTACCTTGTTGACACGATAACTGAAATCTGTTGGGTCACCTAACTTTGCCATTAACCTGCTCTCCTTCTAGCGTCTCTATGTGCCGCTGTCATACCTGCTTTCTTAAACGATTGAACTGGCATGAATATTGCGGGTGCGTAATCTAACTCATCTAATCTATAGAACCCACTAGCGAACTGTGAACGTAAGTAATGTTTGATACACGGTTTGACGAGTGGTATATTCTTCAACTTCCTGTAATCACCTTTGAAGTTACGTTTCGCTAGTGTCTCTAACAATCTCATTCTCATTGGTATTGGTAGATAGTGAAAGTTAATACCTAAGAAACCACCTTTCGCTGATTGTATGGGCATGACTAATGGAAATATATCATAGTATGGTAATACTGCTTTCGTCTTTGGGTCATAACGAAAGAATGATAACACATTACGACCTGGTGTCTGTAGTATCTTACCCTCTCTCATCAATCGTCCTGCGGATATACGACTTGCCAATGCCTGTACCTTCTTACGATACCAGGCGAGTGATAACTCCCTATCTCCTACATCGTCTCTTATTCTATCGAATATTGTTGCCATATGAAACTATTTATGCTGTTACTAAATAATAATGTATGAAGAAGGTAAAGAGAATGAGTAACAAGATGTTGATCCAGGGTCGATACAAGGCGAAGAATCCATCGAAGTACAAGGGTGATCCATCTAACATCATATTCAGGTCATCATGGGAACTCACCTGTTTCAAGTACCTGGACAACAATGCGTCAGTATTGAAGTGGGCGAGTGAGGAATTCTTCGTACCATACAAGCACCCTATGACAGGGCGTATTAGTAGATACTTCCCAGACATATGGATAAAGTATCGTAACTCTAGTGGCATTATAACAGAGACCGTGTGGGAAGTCAAGCCTAAAAAATACACAGAACCACCACGAGTACCAAAACGTAAGACCAAGTCATGGGCATACACAGCGGAACAATACGTCATCAATCAAGCGAAGTGGAAGGCCGCAGAGGTATACTGTAAGAAACGTGGTCAGTCATTTCAGATAATAACAGAGGATCATCTAAAACATTGGTCGACTATAGCATAAATAGTTAACATGTCAGACAGTTTACAGAGATTAAAGAGTAGGGTAAAGGGAGCGATATTTGGTGCGTCTAACAAACAGACATCAGGTACAGGTCCAGACCTATCACGTGGTAACCAATCGCCAGCATCTACGGCACACCTAGACTTATCAAAGAGTAAGTTTGATTTTGGTATACACCAATACCCAGAAGATTTGGGTAACAATGATTTTGGTCACTACATACTATTCCACATATTTGAAAGAAGCACATCAAAGTATGTGAGTCCAACTTTCAACTCATCAGCACAGGTACTAACCAAGGTGTTAGATGGTGTGGATCAGACGGTGGATACCAACATCAACTATGGTAAGGCAGATAGGAATGCTGACCCATCAGAGGGTATCACTAGGTCATCTAGGGTATCTGGTCGTCCAATCAAGGAGGATATAAAACTGACAGCGAATGAACGTAGTGGATTCACAACGAGTTTCAACCTGCGTAAGGCAGGTAAGTTTATCAAGTCGAAAGACACGATAGCATTGTATATGCCACCAAACATAGAGGCAAGTTACCAGATGGAATATGCCAGTAGTGAGACAGGTCTTGCTGGCGTGTTGATGCAGACCGCAGGGTTGGTAGGCGAAGGACAATCAATGGGTGATTACCTCGCAAGTCAAGGCACGACCGCGAACATGAACACGGTGGCTGCGTCCATTGGCGAGATGTTGGGCACTAAGGGTATCGCAAAGTTAGGTGGTATGTTAGGTGCTGGTGATCCAGCGGGTCAGATAAACAAGATGTTGAATGAGACGCCCAATAATGCGTTAGAGGCGATATTTAAGAACGTAGGTTTCAGGTCATTCAGTTATAATTTCAGATTTACACCAAGAAGTGAGAACGAGGTGCGTATCGTTGATGATATATGTAAGTTATTTAAGTTTCACGCTTCGCCAGAACGTATGCACGGAGAGACAGTTGGTCGCCAGTTGCGTATGCCTGCTGAGTTTGATATATTCTACATGTACCAGGGCGCACAGAACTCATGGTACCCTATGATCCACTCCTGTGTATGTAAGAGTGTGAAGACATCATACGGTCCAGGTGGGGAACATCAATCATTTCGACCAGTAGATGGATCGCCACCACCAACAGAGATTAACCTGGCACTAGAGTTCATGGAAACAGAGATTATCACAAAAGAACTTGTAAAAGAGGGATTCTAATGGCATACTTTGAGAAGTTCCCACTATACCAATACGACCTAGAGGACACACAGGAACAGATACTTATAA